ACGCGTAGTCGTCGGAGCGCTCGAAGCGCAGCGTCTCGACCATCCGCACGAAGTACGTGGAGAAGTCGCCGAAGACGACCGACTTCGCGGACAGGGCAGTCGCGGCCACGTTCGGGTCGGTGTACAGCCGCTTGCCGAGGACCGTGTCCGGGGCGTCTGCGGTAAGGCCCGGCTGCCAGATGTACTGGTTGGTCGAGTCCTTGATCTTCCGCAGTCCGGCGACGCTGGAATCCTTCATCATCCACGCACACGACGAGCTGTTCCGGTACGGCGCAATGACCGAGTAGAACAGGTCGATCAGGTTGTCCGCAGTGAACGCACCGACCACGCCCGCGCCACCGGTCACGCCGACGGTCGCCGCGGTGACCACACCGTTCGGCTGGCTCGTGCCGGTACCGGTCACGAGGTGCGTGCCGAACCAGTTACCGATCGCCCGGCCGGCCTGCCGCGCGAGGTAGCCCGCAAGGTCGACGCCCGTGTCGTTGAGCAGCTCGTGCGAAACCTGCAGAAGGATCCCGTACTTGTACGCATCCAGCGGCACCTGACCGAACGTCGGGTCACCGGACGCCAGCGCCGCGGCCTCCGCGATCGGGGCACCGGACGGCGTCGAGTGCGCCGTCGTCTTCGGGATCTGGATCTGCTCGCCCGACGCGGTACGCAGCAGCGTCGGGTTGGCCATCAGGACACCCGACACCTCGATCATGTGCTCGATGAGCCGGTTGTAGAAGCTGATCGGCACGGTGTTCGCGCCCGCCGCGGCGGTCAGCTTCGACAGGGTGCGGAAGTCGTGCGGGGTCGTCGCGTCGGGGCGGACCTCGAACGCGCGCTTCCCGCCCTCACCAGTCAGCCACTGGCGCAGTTCGGCGCTGGTGTCCTGCACCTTCTTGCGCTCGTCGGCGGGCTTGCCCAGCAGGTCGGAGAACGCCGCCTCGGCGTCCTTCGTGCGCTGCTCCGCCTCCCGCAGATCCTTCACGCGGGCGTCGATCTTGTCGAGGTCCGCGTTCAGGGCCTGGTACTTGGTCTCTTCCTCGGCGCTCAGGTCACGCTTCTCGCCCTCAGCCGTGTCGAGCAGCTCCTTCGTCTGCTCCCACACGTTCAGGCGGCGCTCCTGCAGCCTCTTGATGAACTCGGACATCTGCCCTCCTGGGCATGACGAAGGCACCCGCAGCGAGTTGGCCAGGGTGCCTGATGGGTGGTGTGTCGAGGTGGGGTTCGCCCTGCCTCAGAAGGTGCGGCGCCTCATGAGCTCGGCGCGCCGCTGCCGTACCGACATCAGCGGGTGGGGTTCGCCCTGCCCGCCAGCCGGAATGATCGTGGGGGCCGGAGCCCCGAGGAACCGCTTCAGGTCGCCACCCTCGGCCGCCGCCCGGACCTCGGCAAGGTCGGCGCCGGCCTTCTCGGCGAGCGAGCGCAGGCCCGTGGACGTGTCCAGGTACGCCGGGTCATTCACCGGCGCCACATCGACCAGCTGGCCGGACAGCAGCGTCCGCACCGGGAAACCGTCCTCCGTCATCGCCCAGTCGTCCTCGAACGTGTAGAACGCGAACGACGACTCGCTGATGTCGCCGCGCTGCACCAACTCGTAGACGTCGCCGCGGGCCTGCGGCACGTCGACGCTGTAGTCCAGGCCGGTGCCGTCCGTCTGCAGCCGCAACGTGCCCGCCCGGGACGTACCCAGCAGCGCCATGTTGTCGTGGTTGTAGCGGGCCATCACGCGCGGCCAGCCATCGCCCTCGGACTTCGCGAAGAATCCCGGGTCGATGCGCTCCACGAAGCCGCCCAGGTTGCGCGACAGCGTGTTGAACTTCGCCGCGTACCCGCCGATCGTCCTGCTGTCGCCGGCCGCCCGGACCTCCACGAGGCCGCGCGTGAACCGACGCTCACTGTCGCCGTTCACTTCATCCCGCTTCCGTCCAGAGCCACCTTGATCAGTGGCGTGTAGTCCTGCCCAGCGCCGCCGGGCAGCGGTCCTTCGTCTTCCACGCGCCGCAGTTCGTCCACGTTGTTCAGGCCGATCGCCCGAGCGATCCGGTGTGTCTCGTAGCGGGTCAGGGTGTCGGTACGCAGCATCGCGTCGACGTTGAACCGCGCCTCTTCCGTAGGCGGCCGCAGCAGCGAGAACGCCTCTTCCAGGCGCGCCAGCCACGGGCGCAGCGTCCACGTGAGCAGGTCGATGCTGTTCTGCTCAACCGTGGCGTAGGTCAGCGATCCGCCGGTCTCACCGCCGACTTTCTCCGGCGGCACCCCGTAGATCGCGGCGATCTGATTCGCCGTCGCCTTGATGGTCTCCAGGAACTGCGACTCGTTGGCCGGTACCGAGATGGCCCTGTACTTCACGCCGTTGCCGAGGGCGACCACGTCGCGCCCCTGGGCGGCCTCCTTGAACCGGGCCTTCAGGATCAGGGCTGCGTCCCGGTCGACCACCATGTCCGTCTCCAGGACGGCGCTGGGAGTGGAGCCATTGGCGAACCAGTCCCGGCCGAACTGGTTGGCCAGCAGCCCGGCCTCCGTCGTCGTCGCGAAGTACGCGATTGGCGACAGCCCCAGGATCTGGCCGGGCACCGTGTACGCGGGGATGTGGAACATTTCCCCGTCCTCGAGGCGGCGGCCCTTGTAAAACCACACCGGGACGGCGGCGAGGTTGTCCTCGATGCTCACGTCTTCCGGGTGCAGCCACTCGATCTGGCTGGGCCAGCCGTCCGGCCCCGTAGCGACGATCAGCCCGTAGGCGTTGCCGCGCAGCGTCAGCGAGGTCATGCACCGGTGCAGCCAGTCGTAGCGCGTGCCGACCGCGGCCGGGCGACGGAACAGCGGGGGCACGGGGACACGCAGGCGGTCGTCTCCGTCCGCCCGGTAGCTCTTCAGGGGCAGGGACGCCACGGAGTCCGCGAGCAGCCGTGTCGCCGCGTACACGGGCCCGAGGCGCAGCGCCCGCTCCTGACTGCCGCCCCGCAGCACCGTGGGGTCCCCGCCAGAGCCCCACACGTCCTGATATGCGATCGCCCGCGTCTGCTCCCTGCGGCGGAAGGGCCACCACCAGCTCATGCCGTCACCCTTCTCACCACACGTTGCTCAAGATGTCGCCGGACTCTTCGACCGGGGCGCCCAGCCCCCACTTGGCCAGCGTCGCCGCGACCAGCGGGCTGATGTCCACGCTCACGACCCGCCGGGCCCACGCCCACGCGTCTCCCAGCGGGCGCTGCTGCGCGCCCGCCAGGGCTGCCGACAGCGGCGCCTGGTCGAGGTGGGACAGGGTCTGTTCGGTCACTGCGTCGTAGAACTGCCCGCACGCCGCGGCGACTTCACGGGCTTTCGGGGAGACGATCTCCACACCGAGCCGGTCCGCGAGATCCTCGATCAGCGATCCGGCAGGTCCGCCCGCGTCGACGACCCAGCACCGCGGCTTCCACTTCTTGTGCAGCTCCTCGGCGCGGTCCAGGATCCAGCCCGTACCGGGCCGGTGGTCGACCACCTCGACGTGCGTTCCGCCCCGCCAGGCCCCGGCCACCGCGATGGCCGCATGTGAGCGCTCGGGCGTCATGTCGATGGCGAACGCCACCGGATCCGAGGGCTGCGACTCGGCAGCCGCCAGCGCGCGCCACGCGTCCTCGCCGATGACCTGCCACGTATCCGCCTCGTCGGACGGATAGTCGCCCTCACCGAGCCGCTCACGGGCGTAGCCAGCCGCGCTGAGCGTTGACCGTTCGTTGGCCACCTTCTCCAGCGTCAGCCGGTACCCGACCGCCGGGTTGGCCTTCAGGACCGTCTCGTCGGAGGCAGGATCGTCGTGCTCGGCGCAGTCCTTCGCGCACTCGGCGACGTGCAGGTTGGCAGACCACTCGAAGTAGGCCAGCGATGGATCCGGGACGCCGACCTCGATCGCGGCCAGGGCTCGGCGCCGCAGACGGCCCAGCTGCACGGACTGGGCACCGATGCCCGCCGATCCGAGGTACCAGATCTGCGGGTTCTCCACCGCGGCCATCGTCGGCAGCAGGGCGTCCATCGCCTCGTCGCCGAGGATCATGTCCTCGTCGAGGATGTTGCAGTCACCGGTGAAGCCGCGGCCGCTGCCCTTCGAGCGGGCAATGAACCGCAGGATCTGCCCGGTGTGCAGCTCGATCGATTCCTCACCGACCGTGTACCTGTACGCCTTCACGCGTTTGTGCAGGTCAGGGCATGCGCGGATCAGGCGCTCGATGCGCTTGAACGCGTTCTTCGCCGTCTTGAACTCGTGCGCGCTGTGCAGGATGAGCTGCTCGCCGCCGATGAACAGGCCCCAGAGCTCGCGGGCCTCGATGATCCCGCCCTTGCCGTTCTGGCGCGGGACGTTGACTGCCGCCTCGAAGGCTGCCCATGAGCCGTCGGCCTTCTCGCCCATGCCGATGCGCAGCACGTGCTGCTGCCACGGGTCCAGCTGTAGGCCGGCCTTGGCCGCGAGGTCGATGGCCTCCTGGCCCGCGCTCGACACCGACGGCGGCGCGATCTGGATCGGTGGCTCCTGCCACCCGTACAGGGGCCCGTCAGCCACTGTCCTGGGCGCGGGCGGCGGCGCGGCGCTTCGCTCGCTGCTCAGCAATGTCATCGACTGTGTCCCCCTTCTCCCCGACGGGGGCCAGCTTGCGGAGGTCGGACATGATCGAGCGGAGCTCGCGGGCGGCGACGGCCTTGGCGGTGGCGGCGTCCGTGGCGTCGATGGCGTTCGCGAGGTCGAGGGCGACGGCCGCCATTCCGGGCGACGTCTCGGCCGCGTGAAGATCGGCGAGCTCGGAGTCGATCTCGTCGGCGACGCTCATGATCGCCTCCACTAATTCACTCGAATCCGGTTCGCGGAAATAGCGTGGTCACGGAGCGTGACGGCCGCTAAACCGGTCGAACCGAGTTCGCGCGGATTGATCTTTCAAAATCGCCGCGCAAAAAATCGGGCGAGAAGGGCGTTTGGGTCGCCCGGGAAGGCCACCAAAAATGGGTGAGGCCCGGCTCGCTGATCATGATCACCATCGGCGTGACGCCTGCGGCATCGCCGCACGTGACTGCCCGCGCCGGGCGTTGTACCACCGGGTGACGACCCGTTCCATCTCGGGCTGTCGCATGGCCTTGACCCGCTGCATGACGATGTCCCTGCCAGGGTCGACGGTCACGATGCGCGCCTCAAGCCTCTTGTACTTCGCTCGCGCCTTCGCGCTGGGCTGTGTGTGAATGACGTACACGTCCACCTTGTCGAGGTGCTGGCACGCCTCGTCGATGGCTGCGTAGCGGGCGCGGTGCACCACCTTGGTCAGCACCTCACCGTGCGCGTGGTGGTCAGCGCCGGGGCCGGCCATGGCCAACGCCATCAGGTCGAGGTCGATGACGATGTCGTCGGCCTTGGCGTGCGCCTTGATCCAGCTGCTCTTGCCCGCGGCCGGCGGGCCGGTGACCACGATCAGCACGGTCAGGTGTACGCGAGGTCGACGACGTATCGGACGCTGTCGCCATCGCTCGCGCTCTGGAGTGCCAGCGTGATGCCGTCGATCTCGATGTGGTCCGTGCCGTAAGCGCAGAGGGTGACGCCGGTCTGCGTGGCGGTCTCGGCCATGCGGTCGAGGGCGTCAGCAAGGCGGCGCAGGGCTGCGGCATCCATCAGGCTGGCCATGGTTACCACCTCCGTGAGGCTCGCTGCGGTGCCGCCTTCGGCCGGGTCGTCGTGCGGTTGCCCCTGCTGCTGTTGCACCGCCGGTGTGCTGAGCGCGCGTTGGCGGGGTCGCAGAGGTCGCCGCCGCGGCTGAGCGGGATGAGGTGGTCGAGGGTGAAGGCGAGCGGGTGGCGCCGGCCGTCGACGTTCGCTGGGATGTTGTGGCCGCAGATCCAGCACGGGAGGCCGAGGGCCTTCTGAGCGGCGACGAGGCGGCGGTACGGGCGCCCGTTGCGTATGCCGGCCACGGGCGCCACCTCCGACTACACGTCGCCGAGAACTTCCTTACGGGCGGCTTCGGCCTTGCGGTTGAGGGCGTTGGACATCCGCACCGCGGCGATGGTGGACAGCGCCCCCAGCCCGACGAACAGCACCTGCGTGACGACGCTGACGATGTGGACGTGCTGGGTAGCGAGGGCGACGCCCAGGCCGACCCAGCCACCACACGCCCACGCGAACCAGATCCTGAACTTCTCGACTCTTACGGCTTTCTG